AACTGCACGACCGATGCACGCCCAAGGGCACTTACAATGTCAAGGGCTTTTCGTAAGTTCATGGATGTGTCAAAAACGATGCTACATGTATAGCCCATCGTATTACAGTGCGCTTCCCACTCAGCAAAGCTTGGTAAAATTCTATCAGTCGAGATTCCCGCTTCTAAAAGCATTTGCTTACATGTAAGGGCTGGATTGCTTGAATTGGCTCTGACGATACAGCTTATCTTTGGCCTTCCACCGCTTAACTGATCTGTTGCCAATGCACGCACGGAGATGAGTGCTGTGTTTGGATAGGTAAAGTCATCGCCAACTTCTTCGGCTATGTACTCCAAGTAGCACTCACTTCCATATCGTGATGTCGTTGGAGGTGCTTCATAAAAACGTGCGCGCACATGGTACTTTGATGGGGCTAAGTAGTTGAGCTTAAACGTTTTGCGAATTGTGGAAGTTTCTGCACCACTGATGGTTGTGTATGGCACAACGTAGTTTGGAGTATAGTACCAAACGTCATATCTGTTTCCCCCCGTATAGCGTATGGAATCAGGAGGTAATGAAACATAACTTTCGATAGGCGTGCCATTGTAAGCGGTGTATTTTGTAATATACGTTCCGCCGCTATCTCCAACTTCCGACTCTTCATGATACCAATACCCTGTGATGGTTGTATCGCCACCAAAGCGCACCCAGTTAATTCCATCGCTTGAATACTCTAAAACAACTTTAACACTATGCCCACTGATACCGCCTTGATCGTTGGCGTAAAAGATGCCACGTGGGAAAACCAATACTGTATTAAGGCCTGTGACTTGATTTCCGTTTGTTTCGGTGTCTGCCCATGCGGTTGAGAGTTTGTTATTGACGCTTCTATCGCTAAAAGTGTTGTCAAAGTTGCTGATAAGTGCTTGAACATTTGCACCGTTGCGCACTTGAATGGTCACGTTGTCAAAGTTGTCGATGCTTTCATCGTTGATTTTAAGATCATAGAGATTGCTGATAAGCCCATCATTGACGGCATAAAGTCCATTAAAATACTGCTTGTTATCGATGCTTTCGATGTACTTTGAGATGAGTGGTGGGGTGATTTTGTGCGTTCCGAAAATCTTCGGAATTGGAATACCTTGCTTAAACTGATTAAAACTCTCATCCCATGAGTAGGTCACTGAGTTTTCAAAGCTATCAAGGTTAAGGGAAGATGTAGGGGTGCTTGTGCCTAACACCGCATTTATTAGCAAAGAGCCTGCAAGCATAATGCCGCCTTGTATAATACCTCCTGCTATCGTGAGAGCCATTCCTTCAAATCCCATTGCCCCAGCTGCAGCTAACCCTGCCCCTGCTGTTACAACAGCTAAAGCGACAATCGCTACCAGTGCTAAAATACTTTTCCCTCCTCCACCGCCGCCTTGTGGTACAAACATCACGTTAATAATGTCACCCTCCACGATTTCAAAAGGCGCATCCATAATCACGGAGTTTTTAGAGAGGATAACCTCAAAGCCCTCAGCAATTAAAAGGTCTTTGAGTATCTCATCGCTATGGCGTGCCGTGGTAGGAAGTACCATTATGGCGTTAGGGTTAAAAATATTACTGTGCGTTACAATTTGGCTCATAAGCATAAAACCCTTCTATTATGTGCGCATACTTACTTAAATTCTCTAAAATAGCACCTGTTTCTTTGAGTGTATGAATAAACTTTGTATCATCCACGCAATACCCAAAGTGTGTAACAATCTTTGGATGCTCCATGTTGTAACGAAGTGCTACCACTGCGCCTTTTTTTGGCTCACATTTGACCCAGTTTTTTGAGATTTCCTTTGTAAAGTTAAAAAAGATTCTAAAGTTATCATCGTGCTTGATGTTTGGGTTTGGCAGCACAATGTTATGCTGTGTCAAATAAATATCGCGCACCAATGCGTAACAATCCAAAGCCTCAAACGGTGTGCCGATGTAAGAAGAGAGTTTCATACTCTAACCCCTTGACCAAGGCCCACAAAACCACCAAAGCGCACACTATTGCCTCGCGCCCTACAATCAAGGAGCGTTTTGTTACATGTAAGCGCACCGCCAACATAGCCACATCGTGCGTCTTTAAATTTGAATGAGCAAAAGTTCGCGTACATCTTTCGTTGTGGATAGGTCTTGTTAAAAAGTGAAGATGTACCAAGGTGAAAAGTAGCCCATCGATTGTCTGCGTTAAAATCTGTCAATTCAAAATACTCGGTCAAAACGGACTGACTCAAATCGTGCGTATTTAAAACATGGCACACGGCTGTGACTCCGTTACCATCAATACCATTGGTTTTTAGGTAAATGTCATAGTCCACTAAATAGCGCTCTATCACTCGCGTTGTGTTATCAATCTTGATTTCAAACGAGGGTGTTTCGCCTTTTTGGGCTGTAATCTCTCCGATCTCAAAAGGAAATGCGATGTACTCGTTTCCTAAAAATGTGATGTTTTCGCCATTATTCACAACGTAAATGGTTGGAGTTGAAGGGATGTTTATCTCTAAAGCCACGAGTAAAACACTACTTGAGCCTAAAGCGTTAAGATCTTGGATGGTTGCTAAGGTCATACTTGTATCAATTCAACCGAAGTGGTGCATCGGTTTGGGTTGATGTCTGTCGCTTCTATTTTGTCCATATTGAACATCACTGTATAGGTAGTTAGTGGCTCTAATGGATAAACGAATGAAAACGTAGAGCCTTGATTCGCTAAGAAAAACGCTTCTAGTGTGCTAAACTCTTCGTGTGTGATCGCATCGTATTTTAGTTGAAAATACGCCCTACTTCGTGTCGAGCGTTTGCGTGTATTTCCGTAGTTTGCTTCGCTCTCTGTGCGCAATGCAGGAAGTGACTTACCGCGTACACTTTGAAATCGTGGTGATGGGGTTGATGGATACATTATCTGCCACCTATCATGTCACGAAGTCCGTATTTGTTTTTATTGATTCCATCAATCACGATAGACAAAACCATGCCGTCTGTGTCCATGCGTTGTGTAGCACTTGACACTTCTACGCCTTGCGAGGTTTGGTTGATGATTTCTATCTTCATATTTTGTACACCACCCACCGCTTTGACGCCCAAATCACCGCCAGTGGTTCGTGTTAATGGCATAATCGCTTCGCTTCCTGCCTCACCAAAAACGCCCATATTTGGAACACCACCGCTTGCAAAAGCAAAGAGTGTTGGAGATGACACGACTTGATTGGAGTATTGGCTAAGTGAGGCTGAACTATAAGTGCCACCTTTTGCGTTTTCAATTAAGCTACCCCAATAATCACTGTTAGCCGTAACTGCACTTGCGCCACCTCCAAAAAGAGACGGTATCAAGCTCATAGCACTTGATGTTAGACTACTTGCCAAAGGTTTCACTAAACTTATTTTTACAATTTCCATGTATATTTCGTGAAGGATGTCTGTTGCTAAGTTCCCAAAATCCATAAAGTTTTGGCTTTGCATATCAAAAAACTCACCAAAACCACTCTCTAGGTTGTCTTTAATACCATTGATAACTTGGCCGTGTAATGAGTAGTTTTCGATTGTTTTAGCTAAGAGTTTATCTTCGTAGTCGAGTTCCATTTCATACAATGCTTTAAGTTCTGGCTCTTTTTCCATTTGAAGTCTTAGCGACTGAACACTTCTGTCGTGTTCTATTTTTGCCAATGCTATGGTTCTATCAACTTCATCGTCCAATAAGCTTACTTGTCTTGATTGTATTCGGTATTGCTCTTCAAGCATTTTGAGTTCGTGTTCGATAGCTTGTTTTTTCTCTTGCTTGTCTTTTTCAAGTGCGTCTTTTGTTTCCTTTTCAAACTCTTCAACGGTCTTTTGGTTGAGTGCTTGAAGTTTTGCGTTGTATTCTTCTTCTAATTTTTCCTTAGCACCTTTTACGCTTGCAAACTCTTTTAAATCTTCATCATATTTTCTTTGAAGTTCTATGTACGGCTTTGACATTGCATCTTGTTGTGCTATTGCCATGTTATAGGAAATATCGAAACTTCTATCAGCCCATGCTTTTTGTAGCTTCTCGGCTTCTGATTGTGCTTTTTTTTGCGACTCACTGTTTAAAATAGCTAATTCTTCATTGTACCTTGTATCTAAGAGTTTTTTAGCCCCTACATTATCTTTGTGTATCTGCGTGGTTGCTTCTTGGTATCTAGCGTATAGCTTCGCTTTTTTACCTTCAATGTCCGATGTGTATTCTTTTGGAAAAAGCTTTTCAATGTTTTTTAATTCTTCTTCGTCTCTGTTTTTAAATTTTGGGTCTTCTGTGCTTTTTTTACCCTCTTCTATCAGCACATTTCTTTTAGTGAGTAGGTCGTTTATTTTGGAAGATATTGTTTTTAGTTCTTCAAATTTTTGACGTGTAGTATCTAAGTTTGACAAATCTCTTTTGTGCTTCTCTTCGTTATCAAAAAGGTAGGTTGTACCAGTTGTAGCCCTTGCCTTGTTAAGTTCAAGTGATGCTTCTAGCACGGCTCTATCGACTAATACTTTTTGGTATTCTAATTGTTGCTTCGTTAATCTTTCAAGATTTTTACCGCCAGTAGACATAGATTCATTGAGCATATCCGAGTTTTTACTTGATGTCAAAAGAGCATCTGCTACCCCATATATAGCAGCAGCGATACCTATAAAAGGAATTGCTTTCATCGCCAACGATAACGATCTTGTTGATGCAGCTGTTAAAACAATAGAAGCATTTACTGCGCCAAAAGACCCTGCAAACATAGTATTGGCTGCTGCTGATGCCGATACAAGTAGTGGATATGCTTTTAGTATTTTGGAAGCCGCCCATAAACTACTTCCTGCAAGAGTAATAATGCCCATCCATTCAACAAACGAGTCCACATTTTTTTTTACTTCTTCTCTGTTTTGTTCCAAGTATGTTGTGAAGCTTGTCATATCTTTTTTGAGTTCTTCAAAAATAGGTTTTTGAATATCGCCCCAAAGAATATCCCATTGGGTTTTCATATTTGAGACAATACCAGCCCATTCACCTTGAACTTGCTTCCCTGCAATAGCAAAGTCTTTTAATTTATCCAAAACTAATGTAAACTGACTGCCTGTTTTTGCCGCTTCTTTAAGGGCTTCATTCGTCAATCCTAAACTGCCTAACATCTTTCCAAGGTCACTACTCGCCACTACTGACCCTGATGCAATACCGTCCATAGAAGCCAATAACGGCTGAAATGCTACCCCTTGTGCTGATGCGGCGATAGATAAGAGCTTTGTTAGCTCCAATAGCTCTTCTTGTGATGCGCCCCATTGAAGAGACGAACCAGCCAATACCCTATAAAGCTGAATAGTCTCACCGAGTGTATGAGGCGTTTCTTTGTTGAGTTCAAGGAGTTTCTCAAACGCATCTGCTGCTAAATCTTGCGACATTTTCCACTTATCAACTACGGCTATCTGCTTTCCTGACGCATCCACGTCTGAAAGTTTAGACATATAAACGGC